TCATCATGTGAAGTTCTTTTCGACCGTGAGGACGACTTACAGCAAGTCATATTCTGCCCATTCTGTGGTGAGGAGTCTCTGGACGAGGAACTAATTGAGCCTGAAGAATTAGATGAAGATGAATTAGAAGATGAAGAACTTGAAGAGGAAGACGAGGAGGATGTTGAATAAGTAAAACTTTAAATCTGTTTCGCTAAATATATGTATGGAATGGATAAAGTATATCTACCACATATATTTAGCGAAACAGAATGAAATTGAATATGGTACGGGGTATGAACTATGCCCCGTATAATTTACCGAGCGGGTATTGATTATTCTATCACATCCCCTTGTGTAGCCGTTGGTCCTCAAACTCCTCTTCCATCTTTTGAAGATTGCCAATTTCTGGTAATCAACGACCACCCACCCAAAGACCTATCCAGGTTCCCCAATATCCAAGTCCTACCTCATGTTAAAGAATATCTCTATGACATAGAGAGATTCATACACAACGCCGAACTTATTACTAGATTCTGCCGGCATCACAATGTCATTGATGCTGTCATAGAAGATTATGCAATGGGTGCTCGTGGGCGTATCTTCAATATTGGAGAAAATGGTGGAGTTCTGAAGTACAAGCTATTTAAGAACCGAATCACTTTCAACTGCATTTCTCCAACATCCATCAAAAAGTTTGCAACTGGTAAAGGTAACGCTAAGAAAGACCAAATGTGGGAACAATTTGTAAAAGATACTGGAAGAGAGGACCTCTATGCTGCTATGATCGGAACTAGAAAGTTGGATTCACCACTTACAGACATAGTTGATGCTTATTATATACTAAGGTACCACTAAGGTACCTTTATCCTCATTCATGCGGCTACACTCTCAGAATAGCACTTGTCAAGAGAACAAGTCAAGAAAAAATTTTAATTATTTTAGACTTGATTCCAACTTTGCTTGGTGATACTATGTGTGTATGATTCTTTACAAAAGTGAAGTTCCGTGTAATAAGTGGTTTCGTGGATATTTCCAGAAGGGACTAAAGGAAGTCGAGTACTTTTTCTGCTTTCTTGGAAATTCCAAAGACAATGAAACTTTGATTGCGATGGGTACGCCATTGGACGTACCTGTCATCGAGAAATCCAAATCCAAATTTCTCTTTACTGTAATTAACCAAAAACAGTTTGAGAAATTTGTTGATGAACAGGCTCTTGTATTCGCTATGAATCGAGACTGGACACTCGCCTATGAACCGTATAAAGTTCAAGTTGAACTGACTAACGCTTTTAACTTCATGATATTCCAAATTCCTACGTCTGTAAAGTGTTTAGAAAAAAGCACTTATAATGACGAAAAAAGCAAAATGAATTTTTTGAATGCAAAGTTATTATAATCGACTCATACCATAGGAGAGATAGGAAAGAGTGAAAAATTTATTTTTTGAGAGGATGAGCAAGTGAACCACTCCGATATTTGGAGAAACCTCGGGCGAGAAGAGCGGTTGAGGTTATTGTTGGATAAAGGGTTTTGGAGTAGCCTGGCGGAAATTAACCGTTGGGATAAACTTCCATATATTGTAAGAAAGACTCTTGAAGGTAGTACGTTGTGGCCAAAGCCAAAGTCAAAAGTGTAAACTCTGAGTATGATGGAGTCTATCAATGAAGCGTAGATTCTATATTGCTCTATATAGATTCGCTGTATGGGCTGAATATGCTCGCCCAAGGTTTTTGGACTTTCAGTATGATTTGATGTTCAGACTCATATCATACCGTAACAGAATTCTGAAAATAAATCCAGATATTACAAATAAAGTGGATGAAATCTATACTCATAGGTATGAGAACTGGGGAAAGTACGTCTTCCTGGGAAACCCCGAATCTGACTGGTTCCTGAAGTGGAGAACTTTCATGAAACTTTTTTAATGTATTAATGGATTGACACTCAGCGGAACCGTTTGATATGATAGTATTTGAAAGGAAGTTGAATGTTTCGCAATACATTCCAGCCTAGCCCGGCTGTCGTCTTTGACAAGGTTCCGGTTACGATTGCAATAGCCAAATTGATGGATATTGTGAACGCCGAAGGATCCTACCTTTCTCGGAAGGATGCCGAGGCAAAGGGTGTCAAATCTACCGGTCAGCGGTTTTATTCTTGGCTAAAAACTGCTAATGCACAATGGCCGGATATGGATCCTATCTCGAAACAATCCATAAAGTACGTTGCTGAGATGATCGTATCTTATGAAGATACGATCCTCAAATACAAGAAGAATCTGGAAGTTTGCGACATCTTCATCAAGAACACCTTTGCTTCGATTAAGAACGGTAACACCGCTCTGCCTGTGGGAGATGGTGCGAACGTTCCTCACATCTTGATGGCTTTTACTAACTGGTACTACAAAAACAAGCGCAACCTTGCTAATGGCAGCAAGCGTTCTGTTAATAGTGCAGTAAACAAGAAAGTGGAGGATATCACAAATAAGTTGCCGAAGGTGCCGTTAGTTACTTCGGAGCCAGCGGAAACCAAAGGAAATGATGAGAAGAATCAGGATTCGAGTAATATTATTGCCATCAAGGCACTAACTTATTACCCGGATGACGCTTTATTCTTGGTTGTGGAAGATAGAGACCATAACCAAGCAATGATACCTAGAAACGAATGCCCGGTTGAAATTTGGAGTGGGATCGGCTCCTGTTTCCAAATTTCTTACACCGAACTGGACACGGAGGAAATTCTCCATGGTGTCAAAGTAATTAAAAATCTGGGTCGCTCCTAAAAATAATATGATTACTGAAAAGACTGAAAAGAAAGCCCGCGCAAAGAAGCGGTTTAAGGACACGAAAACGGTCTATTATGGCGAAGAGCCGAAGATGGATCGTTGGTTTCCGACAGAAGAAATCTTTAAAAAGGAACTGAGCAAGGCCCTCTCTTGGTACAACAATGTTGCATCCAATGAAGATCTAAAGTCCTACACTTTAGAATATATTAAGGCTTTGGATATCAGCAAACAGGATTTAAAGATTATCCAATCGGCCAATGAACTGGAATTTAAGGTCATTGGGGCTCTATGTAGGATGTACAATCTTGGTATGACTCCTCCAAATGAGGAAGATACCAAGCTTCGACAAAAGATTATCTCTCGTTTGAATGCTATCAAGCGAAACGGTAAGCCCGCGGTGGCCAAGAGTAGCACCATATCAAAGTACGACAAGATCCAAGCCGCTATGAATCAAAAGCGCCAATCATACATGGGTGCTATTGAGGACGTGGTGGATAATTTTCTACTCACCTGGAAGTCAGACTTCTCAATGAAGAAGTGGCTTTTTGAAAGACAAGTACCATCCGCATATGTCTCTCCTATCAAAGAGCGTTATTCATCCTGGGTCACCGAAATTAGTTCGGCAATCTCTGGTGATGAGTATTGGAAGGAAGCGTATTCCAATTATTCCAAACCACGTCTCGGCTTGCTAAGAGAATTCCTCAACAATATCATCAAAGACTGCGAGGAATACACTCAAGGAACCAAGAAGTCTCGTAAGCCACGCAAGGCAAAGGAGAAGTCACCCGACAAAGTTACCAGTAAGGTGAAATTCCAGTTGGGAATTCCAGAACTGAAGATTACTAGTGTGAAGCCTGAAAAAATTGTGAAGGCTGAACAAGTGTGGTTGTTTGATACGGCATACCGCAATCTGACAGTACTTTATGCTCTTGAGGGTGGGCTTACTGTTCGCGGAACATCTATCCACAACTATGACGAGAAACTTTCATGTAAGAAGAAAATCCGAAAGCCGAATGAAATTCTGCCTAAGATTGTTAATGGTGGAAAAGTATTCTTGCGTAAAGTGATGGATTCCATCAAGTGCCGTACTCAACCCGCTAAAGGACGATTGGGGAAGAGTACTGTTATCCTGAGAGTACTCTAATTACTTATATGATCGAAGATACATACATTTCCGTTGATGTTGAGACAACCGGAAAAATTCCGAGTTGTCATAAGATGTTGTCCATTGGTCTTATGCCTATTATCAATGGTGTTGTGGATAAGTCCAATGGTCGCCAATGGTTCATTAATGAGATAAATTTGGACCTTGCCGAGAAGGGTGGAGTAATGCCCTATTGGGATAAGGATACCTACAAATGGTGGTTCGAGCAAAATCGCTCAGGCTGGAATGTTCTTGCAAAGGGTATCCGTGAACAGGGAAAACATCCACAAGATGTAATGTCAGAACTTACACAATGGGTCATGACTCTACCTGGAACAAAAATATTTGTGGCAGATCCGGCGACGTTTGATGCTGGGTTTATTTGGGAATATATTTTCCGATGGGTAGGGCAGCACGCAATTGATAATATTGGGCGTATGCGTATGGTGGATATTCGTACCATGCGTATGATGAAATACGGTGTGTCTTACTCAAAGGCAAATAGAACTTTGGTGCCTGATGAAGTTACTGCTGGCTCCGCAATTACGCATGATGCCTTGGATGATGCGTATTTCCAAGCATTGCAGTTTGTTTATTTGATGAAAGGTTAGTATGAATAAAATTTTTTACAATATTGGTTTTTACGCCGAGAAGCTTGCTACTTGGTATTGTATCAACTTCCATAAGGGTATTCTTTTCGGAGGTGGTGACTACTACATTTGTGCCGTATGTCATAGGAAGTTTCAAACTCCTTGGGGAAAGGCTTGCTCTAAACATTAAGAGTATGTTAACATATTAATATGATACTTTTAGATTATAGCCAAATCTGTATCTCTAACTTGATGCAGCAAATTTCCTTTATCAACAAGATTGAGGAAAATCTTATCCGTCATATGATCCTGAACAGTATTCGGGCATATCGTATGAAGTTTGAGAAGCAGTATGGTAAGTTGGTAATTTGTTGCGATGGAAGACATTACTGGAGACGCGCAAATTTCCAGTACTACAAAGCAAACCGAAAAAAGACTCGTGACGAATCTCCTCTAGATTGGCACGATATTTTCGAGATTCTGAATAAAATTCGAGACGAAATTCGTGAGAACTTTCCCTACAAGGTTATCTGTATTGATGAGGCTGAAGCAGACGATATTATTGGTGTTCTAGCCGTTCGCTATTCAGTTAATGAGAAGATCCTTATCCTATCTGGTGATAAGGACTTTGCACAACTCCAGAGATTTAAAAATATCTTTCAATACGCACCAGTTCAAAAGAAGTTTATTGTGGAAAAAGACCCTATCCGATTCCTAAATGAACATATCTTGAAGGGTGATGCTGGTGATGGTGTTCCAAATATTTTGTCTGCTGATGATTGCTTTGTGAACGGAAGACAGTCACCTCTAAGGCAAACAAAGATTGATGAATGGTTGGGTTCTGGAGTTCCTCTTGAAGAATTGTTCAAGAATAATGGCAAGCTGCTTGCCAACTATCAGCGCAACAAAATGTTGGTCGATTTGTCTCAGACTCCCCTAAATATCAAAGAGCGTATTATTCAAGAATACGAGAAACCATTTAAGGAAGATCGTTCCAAATTGTTCAATTATTTTGTGATGAATAAACTGAAGAACCTTCAGGAACATATTACAGAGTTCTAACTATGCTAAAGAAATTAACAGTTGGTGAAGTTTTCCAGGAAATTGGAAAAGCAAAGACCAAGGAAGAAGTTGTTGCCTTGCTGAAAGGCTACGGTAACAACTACTTGCTTGAATATATTAAGTTTATGTTTGATCCCGAAATTGAGCCGGACTTCTTTGGAGTACCACCCTATAAACCAAGTAGTATGCCTAATGGTATGTCTGAGGCAAATCTATATGTGGAAAGTCGCCGTTTGTACATCTTCGACAAGAAGCGTAATGCCGGTATTAAGGAACTTATCAAAAGTCGAGTATTGCAATCTATTCTTAGTGG